CTGGCTCTTCTTCTTTCAGTCCTTTCAGTATCTCCGCCACTTTCTTCCAAGCGGCGCCACTCACCAAGGCCCTGCACAGTTCTATTGTCTTTGTCTGGGTCTCCGCTGTCTTCTGGGCGATCTGCAGTCTTTTCCCTTCATCTACAGCCAGAACCTGAGCCAGTATCTGCAGGGCATTTCGGGGATGTCCTAAACTGTCCTGTATAATCTGGTCGTAAACATCTTTCTCTAAAGATTCCCCTTCTGCCTTGACTATCCGCCGAAGCAAAGCTTTCATCTCCCGATCTGTCAATGGTTGGACCTGAAACTGGGCACATCGGCCACGAATTGTGGGAAGAAGTTTTTGTGGGTCTGTTGTGCAGAGAATATAATATACATGCTTTGGCGTGTCCTCCAAGGCCTTCAGCAAGGCGCTCTGCGCATCAGAAGTCGCTCGGTGTACCTCATCTAGTATCCATACACGACAAGGGCTTCCTAGAGGCTTATAGCCGCTTTGACGCCGAATATCTCGGATTGTATCTATCCCTCTAAAGTCCGCGCTATCTACCTCTTTTAGATCCGCTCCGGTAGCTCCTAGTTCATTGGCTATAATTCGGCCCAAGGTGGTTTTGCCACACCCTGTTGGGCCATGTAACAGAATGGCTTTGGATAATGGCTGTTGGGATTCCTGACCTAATTGATTTTTTAATACCTCCACGATGTTCTGATTGCCTATAATATCATCGAAGGTTTCCGGCCTATATTTTAAGGCCAGAGTAAGGATCGAGTTTTCCGGCACCGTAATTACCCCTTCCCTATTTAATTTTCGTTAGTCTTGGCTAATTGTAGCGGCCTACAATTTAATATTATCCCTTTCTGATAGAGTCTTTTCCTGCATAATCTCCACCGGAAGATGAAAAGCGCTCCGTATACAGAGTTTGATTTGGATATGCAGAGGGACAAGAATAGTTCCCAAGGTATCTATAACATATTCCGCCAGCTCCTCCGCCAATATTGTTTCTTTTCGCAGGCCTTTCACCCAGGTGGCAAAAGAATCCCACTCAAGTAGTTTTTCATTTGGTGTGTATTTGATTTCCATTGTTCCAGAATAAGGGTTGTCTGAGACTGGACATATCGCCATAAATTCTACAATGACGGTTACAGAAGTGGTGTTTTTTACGGAATTCTCTAAAACACCTATCCCGCGATTTTTCAATACTTTCCCTCCTTATTTGATCCAGGGCCCATCTACGTTGTAAACATCCATCTCGATTTCCAATGGGACAATTATCCAAGGCCATGCAGAAGGCAGCTCTTCCCTGACTATCTTATTCAAAACGCCTCTGATATGTTCTATCTCGTCTGGGCAAACATCCATAACAATCGAGTCGTGAATCTGGCCGATTAGCTTGGTGTCCCATTTTTCCTTGCGCATGATCTCGTCTGTCCGGATAAAGGTTTTTAACAGACAATGAAAGGCGGATCCTTGGATCGGGTAATTGACTATCTCATTCTTCCGCATGATGCCGGAACAGGTAAACCCGGTAAACATCTTTAAATAACCTTTTCGTTGGTATTCTGCCACCCACGCTCTTTTCCACTCGTTATACACCTTAAACCGTCTGTTCCAGAAGTCATCCTCCACCTGTTTCATATGTTCTGTGAATTGATCAAAGGATCTTACTTTATTGCTGATAAGGTGGGAAGAGATAGGCGTTCCGTCCGGCAGCTCAAACCCTTCTTTTCCTTTCCATGTGCCTTTGGGCAATTCCATCCACTCGCATAACCCATGCGCATTGTTACCATAGTAATCCCCATAGAATTGAGGGAATACAAAACTGTTCTTGGCGGCTTGTCGCAAACGGGCATGTGCCGGAATACTTTTATCAAGTGATGGAAGGAAGAAGATCTGCTTCGCCATATCGCCGTGCATATCTGAGCTCTTATTTAACAGGTATTTCATCATTGTGGGGTCTTTGTGATAACATTCGCTAATCATAACTTCGATGGATGAGAAGTCGGCCTCTGCTAAAAAATGACCTGGCCGTGGCAGGATGGCCCGACGACATATCTTCATGGATTCCTTATCTCGTTTGGGGATATTCTGGAAGTTCGGATCAGAAGAACTTGACCGGAATGTCCGCACCAGGTTCAGGTTAAAACTGGGCCGCATGAACCCATCTGTATTTGTCTCCCGAATGAAAGACCCTAGATAGGTATCCCGGATCTTCGACAATTTACGCATCTGCAGAACTATCTTAAGTTCTGGAATATCGAGCTGTTTAAGCGCTTCTTCATCAGTGGCCCCTTCCCCGGTTTCTGTTGTTTTTGGCGGGGCCACTTTCATATGTTTATAAAGCAGGGTAGATAATTGACTATTGCTATAAATATTGGTTTTGCCTTTAAAGATATGTTCCCAGCGCTTATAAAAATTTGTTTCTTCCAATTTCTGTTGATGGTGTTTTATTTTCCTTGTAAGCTGGGTTTTCATCTTCTGGCAGTATTCGGTATCAATTCGGATCCCCTGCCGTTCTGCCCTGGCTAACGCCAAGATCCCATCGTGCATGAGTTGGTACGCATCTTTAGTGGTTGCCGCTATTTTCATGGTTTCATTTTTCCTTTGACCACTTTTTTAAAGTTCTTGATTAAATCAGAAGTGACTTCTGTCAACTTATCTGTTTCTAAAGTCTCCACCAATAATTCTGCCAAAACATCCAGATAAGCATATATCACCACATCAGGAGGGAGTGACTGTATTTTAATATGAGGGTGCGGGAGAAAACGGACTAAAGATTCTTCCGAAGTAACATGCTCCATCGCAAGGCCCTTGGCTTCTGTCACTAATATAACATTATCGATATTTTTGATAATCTTTAATTCTTCTGGAGTCGGTGGATCCATTCTAAATGATTTATATACCGCTTGCATGATCCTTTCTTCTATCCTAGAGAATTCCGGGATACAAGATTTGACAGGGGCCGTTACATCGGAGATATAGGCTTCTGCAGCATCATGGAGTAAGCACAGCAATTGAACTCGGGCCGGATGCCCCATGTATTCGGCTAATTGACAACAATTAAGAGAATGCTGTCCCACAGAATAAAAGAACATAACTTGCCCATTATATCGGCAGGTTTGGCAAAGTCCAGTGGCTATATCTACCACACATATATCTTCCGGTTTAGGATCAAGAGGCCAGAATTTTATCCCACTCACCGTTTCGATCCATTTGCCTTTTCTCATTTATTTGCCCTCCTCTAAAATCCGTTATTTGAATCTGAGTGGATCATGTACGGATCCCCTTTGTAAAAATACTTTTTTATGATCGCTTCATATTCTTGTTTTAGTTTTTCATCTGTAAGCGGGTACTGGACAACCTCTAAATGCTTTTCATCCTTATATTTGATAGATACCCGCAAGGTTGCAAATTCTCTTTTTTTATTGTGAAGAATCCAGACGGGATCTGCTACAAATAGCTTTTGTACTGCGACCATCCCTTTTAAGGTTGTTTTTATATTGGATGCTATGAAATGAAAACCTCTTGGGGTGCGGATTAAGATCCCTTGCATATTCAAGGCCACCATAGTTCTGACTGTTTCTTTTTCTAGTTTTTCTGAAAAAACATCATCCCACTCTAAAAACAAGAAATGCTTTTTTGTTTTCGGATCTTCGGAGATAACTACGTAGATGTCTGAATCATTGACAGTCTTTCGTAAAACAGTAAGCATCTACTCTTCCTCCTTTAAAAATTCATCTCTATTTTTTGTACCGCCGCTAACCGAAAGGTCACCAAACTGTCAATGCCATTGTATGTCAATAGTTTGTTAAGCGCATCCTTATCTTTGGTTAGTTCTGATATCCTATTTGGGGTGTTGGCGTCTGGGCTCTTTAAAAACGGGGAGATCTCTTGTTCATATCCTGACAAACCAAATTTGATATAAGATTGAAATTTCAAACCGGTTACTCCAGGTCGATTGTCAAGAATATGGGCCGCTTGCATAGTATCGAAGTTCCAAGGATTAGTGCTGATTCCACATAGAGTGGACAACCAATTATCCTCATGTTTCATGTTAGCGGCGATTTTTCCGATATCAGGACATTCAAGAATCTTCTTCACTAATCTAAAATCTTTCCCTTCGGAGGGCATCAAGAGGGCATGGGCCTTGTCATCTTCATAACAAAAGGAGATAGAGACTATTTGGTGATTTTCTTTGTTATATGGTTTTAGTCCGGTAGTTTCTATATCAAATGCCAACAGCGATGGTTTTTCCCTGAGGATGTTCTTTAGCATTGTATTAAGTGCTGGAGTCCCTGATTTATAAAGTATAACTTGACGCCGCTCGTCCTCGTAGATGGGAAAAGGAACATCCGCTTTCGCTATAGCCTGCCGGAGATCATTAGTCCATATTACCACGGCCTCATTTGCCTGTTCCTGCCGTTCAATAAATGACGGATGAAAGGTAGGACACACCCATGCGCCAAACTCTCTATCTGGGATCGTCCAGCCTCTCCAAGCGGATATTCCCGAAGGATTTCCCTTCCACCTGTACCCGGTTATTATAGATGAGATGGCTGAATTCCCTTGTAAAATAATTACCTTCGGTTTGTATTGCTGAATTGCTAGCAATACCTTTTGCCGACAACAGGCGATCTCATGGTCAGAAGGCGTCCGGTTATTTCCTTTTTTATCCGAGGGCCAGCAATTAACAGCATGCAGACTTATGCAGTCTTTAAATATATCAATTCCTAGTTCTTTGTATTTCCGCTGCAAGACCCGGCCCAGTTTCCCTTGCCACGGAATCCCTTTTAAATCGTCATCTTCGCAAGGGCCTTCTCCAATGACCATGATCCCTTTTTTGAATTCTCCAAAAGGTTTCATCTTTGGAGTTGTGGCCGTTTTATAAAGTCCACAGGAGGCGCAGGACAGAACTCCTTTTTCTGATTTATAGGCCCCAGAATGTAGTTGATCCTTATCAAAAAATCCATTCATGCTACTTCGAGAATCCTTCACAATTATTTCCTTGGGCAATCATTTTGTTGGTTTCGACAAGGCAATCCAGTTTAACTGCTAGATCTGAGTTTTTTGCACAAGCGAATCCTTTAATACCACAGATAAGATATCGACAACAATCTTTGCCTTGTCCAAGTTTGCAGATATTCTCCATACGTTCTCTATCCATTTTATTCTCCTGTCTCTGCCATAATTGATATCACATGCCACCAATTCTCTCCGGCAAACCCAATCCTGTCTGGGCCGATCACGCTGGTTTGGAGTTTCTCAAACAAGCTAATCAGGAAATCTATCCCGATGGAGAACTTGAAATCCGCGTCTTTGTATTTGGTTTTCATCTTTTCTTCAAACCAACCGAATTCATTTTTTGCGGATAGGGTCAGCAGGCCATCTTTTACCTCGATGGTGACGGATGGAATATCTCCTGTATTAGCGGTTTTCTTTGCAAAGATATTTGCTTTCTCAAGCGCTTCTTGTAGAGTGTCAGGGAAACTAAAATCAGAACCTTCTATCTCCAAGTATTTTTCGATATCTGGGAAAACTCCGGCAATAATCCGCGCGGAGAAAATAACGGTTTCATCTTCGGTGCGGAAATGGGCCCAGCTATCCCCTAGCGCTATCTCTGTGACTGCATACCGGATTAGTTCTCTGGCGGAACTTGCCGGAATCAAAAAGCTTTTTCCGGGGGCCTTTTTCTTTAATTTATACCGAATAATCTGATACGAGTCGGATGCCTCTATGACGTCTCCATTGATGTGTACGCAGGTTAGGACCGGACGACTCATATCTTTAGAACAGCAGGAAGCGCAAAGTTTTATTCCCTCAACAATCCCCTCCGGCAGCTTCTTCCATTTCTCCACTGTTCCGATCTCTTCATCGAGCGGCAATTTTACCTCCTGTTCAAAGGTCAGGCCAGCTTTGGATCGTCCGGCGTGAATTACTACCTGATTATCTTCCCAGTCAAGTTCAATTTCTTCCTTTTTGACCTTGTTAAGGAATTCATACAAGGCCTGTGCCTTGACTGCCCCGGTTACATCTTCCAGTCCTTTTACCGGGTGGGAGATACTTATTTCGTCATTATAGGTGACCACCCTGCCATTAATAAAGGCGAAGCTTGTGGCCTGCTCTATTAATTCTTTGTTGGCAAGTCCAGGTCTAACCTTTTCTAATGCTGTCTGTAATTCCGCTTTGTTGATCTTTATTTTTTACCTCCTTGTATTTTTTGATTGCCAGAAATACTTTCCTATTATCAAAAGAATTGGTTGCAACAAGATGATAACTGAGCAGCCGATTAGATATAAGAAGCATTCCATGTTCTCGGTTGGTCTCATTGCCCTGGGCGGCTGCCGCTAGATACAATATCATCATTTCGCCCCGTTTCCACATACCGCGCGAACTGTTCTTTCTTTTCTGCAGTATGGTAATAACTGACCAGCCGTTCCCTTTTTCTCGCTTTAGACAAGGCCTTTCCCTGACTCGGTTCAAACAACCATGTGGCAAGGTATATCCGCATTTTCTTCCCTCTTTTTACTCCGTCTTGCGCCCTACTAAAGGTCTTCTTGTACTGTACTGACTTCTTCTTGTACTGTACTGAAAGGGATCGGCTCCTGTAATGAGGCCCAGGTTTTTTTTCGAAAAGGAATAGGGCCGATCTTTAGGTCATAATAGGATAACAAGATAGAATTGGTGATTTTCAAACAATGGGTTTCTGGGGCCGCTATATAGATTTTCATAGAGAAAATCCTTGCAGTCCTTTTTGTTTAAAGGCCCAAGGCCACTCTGGAAATGCTTTCTCTAAATCTTTAAAATACAGAATGTTCATTTCATCCCGAAGTTGGTACTTATTGGAGACTCCTTCCTCTTCGATTATTTCCAATAATCTCAGTGCTTTTTTATCTTTAGGCTTTTTCTCGGCCCAACGTTCATTTGGCAGTCTTTCATGTTCTTGGGGAACCTGTTCAAATCTGGAAGATCCCAGGGCATATCCTTTATCGTGGATGTAGCTAAGTATCACGTTTTTTTGTCTGGGAGAAAGCGTGGATATGTGCTGCCCTTCTTCTTTCATACTTGGGCTCCGATTAGACACTGCGATTTTCCACGAGGCCCCATCATATACCCAACCCTTGCTAGTATACCTGGGAGTATAAATGAACCCCATTCGCCCGGTCTGCACCCATGATGTTGAGTCCACAGAATACCAAGGGTATCTGGTCATTACCGGCAAAGAGGTCACAGCGAACCCATGCACCTTGACTTTCGGGATTCCATCTTTCCCGCAGATATAATCCCGGAAACAGATATCCAACCAAGGGATAAGTTTCATGCCGGTGTTGCCCGCTACTCCAAGGGCCAAATAATCATAATTATCCACATAATACTGTAAGAATTCCATTGGCTCCCCAAAGTGGAAACAGGGTAGAGGGTTGAGTCCGGCAGCTTCCATGATCTTCTGATTCTCCAAGGTTTTCTCCGCTGTTAATTTGCACGGCTGTTTTCCTTCAAGTCCAATCACATCAAGGTTGGCATACACTTCAATTATATCCTGATGTTCTTTGATGAATTCGATATACTCTTGAATATTGATTTCCAGTCCCTGAGTCCATGCAGAGAAGGCCCCCGAGTCAAGAAAAAGATTTACTTTGTTTCTTTTCACAACGCACCACCTAAACCAATCATATTCGATTCCTCCTTCTCTGGAGTGGAAAAGAGATTGTAATTTATTCCCTGATTTGAATAATATCTGGACTCCTTCACTTCGGTCAGGATTCACTCCTCCTGGGCACCCGGCAAAAAATACCCTCATCTAGTTAATTCCAGAAACTCTTGACGGGCTTCTGGTTTACTCAAGAAGATGCCTTTTAAACTCGAAGTGATAGTGGTGGCATTGGTTTGTTTTACGCCACGCATGACCATACAATAGTGGAGTCCTTTGACAACGCAGGCGGCGCCTTTGCAGTCTTTTAATGATGCAAGATGCTCGGCAATGTCTTTGGTTAATTGTTCTTGGAGTACAGGGCGTTTGGCTAATACTTCAACGAGTCGGGCCAGTTTTGAAAGGCCTAGTACATATCCTTTTTCCGATGGTACGTAAGCCACCGAGATATGGTAATGTACCGGCAGGAAGTGGTGAGGGCACATGGAGAACACTTCTATGTCACGCACAAGAATCATTTGATCATAATCTGACGGAAAGGAAGAATTGAGAATGTCTTGTATTTGTCTATCGGTATCCTGGATGCCAGAAAAAATCTCATCATACATCCTTGATACTCGGGCTGGAGTATCTTTAAAATTTATGTCTGTGGTGTCTAGTCCATATTTATGCGCCATCCCTTTTAGAATAACGCCCATCCCTGCTTGGATAATATCTGTTGAGATGCTAGTCATCAAAAGCCAAATCCTTTCTGTATTGGTTTAGTTCTTTTTGCCGGAGCAAAGGTCTTTCCTTTCCCTCTGCCTTTAGTGCAAATCAGAAGAACCTCAGCTGCCGCTTCTGGGTAAAGGATAGGGATAAAGGCCATTAACCAAGGTGTAGGCATATACCTCTTTAAAGCGAGATATTGTTCCTTTATGGCGGGATTCTGGCCTTCTAACCATGCCTCAAAATCCCGGACTTTGGCGACTAGTCCGTATTCTTCTGCGATAGCAAATCCGATTTTCTGAACGGCTTCCCTCAGTTCATAGATATCCCACTCATACACATGGGCCGCATATTGAGTGTCATAGGGGTTTTCTTTGTTGGTTGTATTCGGGCAGGAAAGAAACATTTCTCCACCTGATTTTAATAGGCGGAAACAATTCTCAAGCGATTTCTGCCCAACTTCCTTCTGCATATGTTCAATAGCGGAAGTATAGACAATGAAGTCAAAAGAATCGTCTTCCAGTTGTTCGTGCATGTCCTCCACACTGCCGAGAACATGGGTTAGTTTGAAAGGATAATACTCTGCAGCATCTTCGATCTTTTTAATGCCGGAACGTCTGAGTTGCTCTCCGATATTTGTTTTGGAGATGTCGACACCAACATATTCTTTGATCTTCGGCTTGTAATAACGAATAAGAGGAAGGAGAAGGCCCCGCCCACAACAAACGTCCAGAACCCTCTGTCCTTCCTTCATTCTTTTAACTGCCGCATGATGTTGAATATAATTCATTACATCCAGGGAAGAGAAGAACCCATCTGCCATCTGAGCGTAAAAATTCCGCATCTGGTATGTTGTGCAGTATACTTCAGATGGGCTCATTCCCTCTTCAATTTTGTAGACGATTTTCCTGGATTCTGTCATCTTACGCGCTCTTGAAAACCGGGTTCAAATCAATTGAGGTCTTTTTGGTGTCGTAGCCCATTTTTCTCAGCCAGAGTTTCGTTACGTAGAGGTTCTTTTCCAGGTCAGCGTCCACGCCCAAGTCCACCATCTTCTGGGCCATCTGCTCAATTGTGGCACCTTCCAAAAGGCAATCTTCAATGATAGATTTTTTGGTTACTCTGGGTGCCTTGGGCTCTTTCGGTGCCTTGGGCGCTTTCGGGGCTTTCGGGGCTTTAGGCTCTTTCGGTGCCTTGGTTTCCTCGTCAGTGCCGGTTTCTTCTGCAGCAGCTTTGAGGGCGTCGATGGTTTCTGCAGTCGTTTCCGAGATCTCATCTTCCGGCACAAGCAGGCCAGCCGCCTCCAGGATCTTTACCTGTAATTCTTCTTTGGCAATGTCTTTGATCTCGATCTGGGGATCCAGTCCCAGAACCACGTTAAGTTCCTTTGCCGCCTTGACTAATTCTGTCTTTTTCATGGATATCCCTTCCTCCTTGGTTTTTATTTATTTCTTATACATATTATACAAAGCAAAGTTATTTCAGTTAGGCCAAATCACAAATTTTATGCAGTTGAACAGAAAAAACTATTTGATCCAGATGTTCCGGGATGTCTTCCTTCAGCTTTTTCACAATATCTTTGATTCTTTTCCCTTCTGCATTGACCGGACTTATTATCTGTTTAGCCTGAATTCCATTAACTGATAATTCCTCTATAACCTGCATCGCCAAAAATAGATCCGCATCATCTGCCACCACATACTTGATATAGATTCCACCTCGTTTACTATATGCTTGACGCAGCGTACGAAGATTGCAGGATAATACCGAGATAGGCAACATCTTCTCTGTCATGCCGGACGAAAAGCATTTATAATCTATAACCCAGTGCACCGAAGGGATAAAAGGGATCAAATAACTGCCATTAGTCTCCACCTGGACTTCATAATCCCTGTCTAGCAATCCCTCTATTAATTCGATGGTTTCTAGTTGGGATAAAGGCTCTCCTCCGGTTATCAGAACCTTTTTATTTCCCAATTCCCTTACCCTTGATATTATCGAAATGAGGCTGCACTCTTCCGCTCCGTTTATCTTTATCGGCGGTCTGGCCCTTTGCGTATCGCACCAAGAACAGCCGAGATTGCATCCTTGCAGTCTGATGAATGTGCACCAAGAACCTTGAGGGAAACCTCCGGCCTCTCCGGATATGGATTCAAATATTTCATTAACTAGCAGCATTTTCTTCTCTCCATTCGGCCCAGGATGTCGGCGTTTCATAAAGCCGGACAAAGCTTAATTTCTCTGTATTGGCTATCGGGAATAGGCCTTTTAATACCTGGACAATCCAGACTACCATTCTTTCTGCTGTTGGTTGTTCTGTTGGGAAGTTATTGCCGGGGGTGATATCATTCAGAAGTTTATGATCCATGATGTCAATTATGAAATCCTGAACATAGGTTTTAATATGTCCGAAGTCCAGAACCATCCCAGTATCCGGATAGATCTTCCCTTTAAGACCTATTTGTAATTTGTAGGTGTGGCCGTGCATATTTTTACATTTGCCTGGATGATTCGGCAGGAAGTGGGCCGCATCAAAAGTGAATTCTTTAACCACAGTTATCTCCATCTCATGCCCTCCTTATTTTTTAGGTTTTCTTGTTTTCCCGTTTATATGGTAATACACCGTTCCCAAAGGCAATCCATATTTTTTACTGATCTCACTGTATTTTTTCCCGTCTTTTCTTAACTGCCGCATCTCCTGTATCTTTCTTGAAAGTTCTGTATCCGGCATTTGTTTTGTCTTTATTTCTTGTTCTACTGCACCAAACATATCCTGCAGGGCCTTATTAACCGACTTCTTTTTGATGATGCAAACCAATAGGGCAAGGTAGTTTTCTTCTGTTCCTTGAGACACATTATAACATCCCCTTTTTACCCTTTACTTATCTAATTCATTGTCCCTGTTGTTATCTGATTTTTGGACAAAAGACAGGAAAATCGGATCTGCCCATGTTCTTTGTACATCTTATAAGGATACTCTTTGTCTGCATTTTTTTTGATCTCTGCCTGTCCCGGTACTATATCCAGATCCTTTGGGGTAAGCAAGACAATTTCCAGCAACCCTCCTATTCTTGGCGTTATGCAGACCGGATGCGCTTCTTCACAAAGGGCAGTCCATAATTTTGTTATATCTTTGCATATTTTATCCAGATCCATTTATCTACCCCTCTTTGTGCACTTCGCAAATTATACAGATTTTTTCTTCGGCACTATTGTCAGTATGCTGTATCCCACAATTAGGGCACTGCATATCTTTTCCCTCCTTTCATTCGATACTCTCCCATCTCTTATCCTATTATACAAAAATAATCAGTTTCATTTAGGGCCATTTACTTATTTTGTTGGCACAACATAAAAACTTTCTAGATAAGGCCGTCCAGCCGCCAAGTCTTGCAAGACGCATATTTCCCGATCCGGAGAAAACTCACCCTCACGAACCACTATCTCATTTATCCGGATCATTCCCAGTTTCTTTTCCCTGCCTTGCGGGTCTTGGTTTAATCCATATTGGGCCGTCACATGCGCCAGCTTTCTCTTATCTTCGCTGAAATTGGAAAGGGAAAGCCTTCCCTTCTTGTAACTTTCTGCGTCGGCCTGAGTGGCTGTTATGAGCAATATATGCCGTTCTTGGGATAGTGCCCGCAATGCTTTCCAGACATGATCCTGCTTATGCCGGAATTCTGAGATCTTCCCGTCATCTGCAGAAAGCAGATCAGCATAATCTATGACGATCAGGTCAGGCACAAAACCATCTTTCCTTTCCCAGATGTCAAGAGTTTTCCTTATCTCGGTAACAGTAAGGGTTCCGGCAGGGAAGGTAATCAGCTTAAATCTCCGGCGGTATTTATCAAAGAATTTTTTAAGCTCGATTTTCGCTTTCTGGACTGTTAATGGATTTACAGCTTTTAATTTCTTTACCCAAACAGACCCCTTACGTTGAGGACACGCATGACTATCGCATGGAACATAGTCTGGATTTTCCTCATATTTTTTCTTTAGGTTTTCGAGATTTAATATTTGAGCGGTTACCCGGTAAAAAGCATCTAACGGCATATTGAACAATCCATGGTCACAGTTGCGATCTTCCCGGTTGCAGGTGTCTAATTGGTTAAATACGCAGTCTCCTACCGGACGGAATCGTTCTCGGCAATATTTCTCTTTATCGGACTTCTGGGCAATATAAACGCATATCCGTCTTAGTACTTGGGCCTCTGTCATGTCTCCGGCCTCAAAGAAAGCTACGTTCGCTTTTTGTCTGATGGCCCTCAGCGCCATCTCCATCAACAGAAAACTTTTCCCTCTTTTCTCTGGAGCTAACAGCGTGAAAAAGCCGCCTCTAATGAGGTGTTCGTTCCACAGGGCTCCTAGGGCACCCGGATACGAAACAACAGGCATGTAAGAGGAAGAGAAGGCGCGATCCACGGCTTCTAACGCTTCCCCACTAGATAGGTCTAACCCTGCGTCCGGGTCTTCTAGGATGGTTGGCTTATAAGATGCCGCCAGAGTTTCAGCGTCTGTAATTTGTCCGGCCTCTATCAAACTTCGGACTTCTTGATTGTGAAACTCCAGTTCTTGAGATTTAAAATACCGAATTGTCTGATCATATAGGTAGGAAGAATTAAATTGCGTATCTCTTCCATACTCATCATTAAGGCTTGACAAAAGCTCTTCTATATACGTGGCATCCGCTTTGGGCAATCTCCCTGTTTTTAAGGCCTCTATGTAAAGATCCTGGATGTTTGCGTCAGGGGACTTGTTGTATTTTTGGAAGAAACCCAAACACCATTGCGCTATTGTTTTCAGTTCTGGAGATTCCAGTAAAGCCGGATTCCAGATTCTTTGTATTCTTTCCAGATACTCTGTACTGATAATTAATCCAGTGATAATCCGGCGTTCGATAAATTCTTGATCATCTTTCACCTACGCGTCACCGACCTAAACAAAAGGTCTAGCCAGGGCAAGGGTAAGGTTGTTTGTTGTCGCAGACGTCTTTGCGCTTCTTGGGGTAGATTTCTAATTTCCATTTGAGCGGATTGTATTTTCGCCTCCTCTTTAGTTATCTCCTTTTCGGCCTTAAAAAGGATCTTAAGTCCTTTTGCCGAATCCTCTAATGAAGCAACGTCCACCCATCCTGCATCTGTCATGATTTACGACCCCCTTTATTATCTCTAGCATTCGATAATCTTTTCAAAAAATGATTTACAATCTAATTCCGCCTGCCTTCTGTATTTGTCTGAAACCCACCATTGTTTTGTGACTGAATCATATTTGCGTTCGGCGGCAGGAACATGGGCCTTGATGGCTTCTATGAAATCCGGATCAAAAGAGCAGTCAATATAAATTCCACCACGTTTGGGGGTTATATAGCAAAAATTCAATATTTATACCCTCCTTTGAGTATCTTTCGTAAGTCCTCAGTGGTTTTTACTCGATTAGGTATCCGGTTTTCATTCTCTTTGATAGTCTTTATCAATGAATCAATAAGAGCTTTATCAATATCGCTCGCATTATTAAATGCAACATCTATTTGTTTGCTGTGATCTGGCGGATTATTCTTAAACAATTCGACCAGTTTTTTAAACTCCTCAACTGAAATTTCCACATTATCACCCCTTAATAAATCCGCTTTCCATGTCAGCATCTGCATACTTCTTAATTACCAGCACCGCGTCAGCCTCGATCTCTGTTATACCGCACAGATTAATAATACACTCTGTTAATTCTCCAACCGCGGCCTTAAATTCAACTGACCGCGAATACTTCGCAAGATTGACGCCGTCAACTTCTATACTGCCCATCCCTGCCATGCCTAGTTTGATCTTAATAGAGGCTGTTTCTGGTTCGCCCTTTTTGAGTTCCGCCATTATATTAACCTCCCAAATATCCAATACCGCTTCCGTCGGCGCGCTTTCTTCATAAGCACCCATATTTCAACCTGCGCCAATATGTCTTCGTGGATCTCATAGTAAGTCATATCCCGCCCCCTTATATTCTTTTAATCTCCCTTGTTTTTAAATTAATTAATACCTGGGTGTTTTTAGCAGCATCATCCATAGTTGTTACGTCAAGCCATTCCTCTGGTTTTTCTAGTGATTTTCTTGCCTGTTCTTTTGATTTTATAAAGTCGAAATAATCCATTATACCGGCACCCCTTTCATAAACATTTTAGCCCGAACTTTGGTCTGCAGCATCATCAGGGCGCCAAGCGCTATCTCAAAGTTGTTTTCATCTTTTGCATGATATGCGGCTGTCGCCATATCCGTTGCCCTTGCCATCTGCTCCATAATTTCAATAAGTTCATCATCATAAAATTGTATCAGATCCATTTACTCACCCTCTTATATAAGATATCCCGGTTAATGGGTCTCTTTCTGCGTTGTCCTTTTTGGCCTCGTCCCGACGAAACCTTTCAAACAGAGTATGACTAATGTCCAGCATATTTGGAGTAAGATTTGTTATCCAGTCGTTTTCCCCTATCCATTCGATATAGGCAATTACAAGATCCATCGGCCCTGGCATCAGGCCCCATAGATCTTTGGGTAATTCTCTTTCTTGCTTTTCTGTGATCTCGGAATGTAAGAACAATAAGGCTTTTGCTAACTTGCCCTCCGTATTCTTTTCAGGGGAAAACAGATTTTTGGCTGGGGGATAGCAATTATTGTAGAAGAAACCCGCAAGGTCTTTATCCTTGAAATGATCCCGGATAATTCTCCTGGGGTGCTCGGGTGCGGAAGTTTCAGAGGGGGCGGAGGATGAGTCCCTTTTCATAGCATCCTCTAGCTTGGTGAATTTCCTGCGGAACGTGGAACCACTTTCGATAATTGGGACATATGGCTGACCAGCATTATTCTGATACCAATCTAAGATGGCTGTTATTCTTGGTAGGTCCACTCCATCGGTCTTTATCAATAATCTGATATCGTTGGCCCAACTTAAAATTCTGGATGGAGGAGTATTAATGTTTTTGTCTTGTTTAATAATGGCAGCCAACTTCTCTGCTAATGGGACAAGGACTAAATTACACTCTCCAGTGGTGGACCCTTTACCCATGCTTGACCATATATTTATTATTTCTTTGTTATTATTATATATGTTCTCCTTATATAGCGTTGCACTTTTTGAAGGGGATAGCCCCCTCACTTTTTGCCCGGGCAAGGGTTTCACTATCTGCAACCCTGCAACAGTGTTTGTTTCTTCACCTCCAATAATAAGTTCTGTTAATTTTGAGTAGTCCCAATAATAAAACTCTTTTGCCGGAATCCCTCTTAATTTGGTGTGTAAGACCCCAAGACCAATCAATTCTTTTTTAGCTTGCTGAAGCTGAAATATACTTAACCCTGTTTGTTCTTGTTGATCTTCATGAGTCAAGAAGAAACCATCATCTTTATCTAAAAGACCTCTATCATGGAAATAACGATATTTGTCTATTAAATTACCTATGATGATGGCTGTATCTGGACCAAATCGAAGGATCAGTTTTTTATGCACTACCAAATAAGGCTCAGATCCAAATAATTCTAAAATCAAACGCTTTTCGATACCTGAATTTTTATTCTCCCCCATTTACCCGTAATTCCCTCCTTGCTTGGATTTTATCTTCCTGCTCTTTTTCTAACTGGGCCATAACCTCATCCAGCTTCTGCTTGTTTTCTGGAGAAGGCGTACTGGCTCCTCTTTCCCATAATTGGACAGTCACCAGGGACACTCCAAGATTAATTGCTAGACTTGTTTGCGATATCCCCAATAATTTACGGCGTTCTTTTAAATTCGCCAAACTCATTTATCTCACCTCCTTGATTAATTGTCTGACCAGGGAATCGGCATCGTCCTGTTTCATCCCTCCTGGATCTCCTTCTATGGTTTCGATATGCACTTTTTTGCCTAGAGCTTTTAGCTTGGTTGCTAGCTTTCGGGCCTGCGCCTGGGCCTGTGGTTCATCGTCGAAAACAATGATAAATTTGTCGCAGATCTGCTTTAATTGCAACACCTGCTCCATCTTGAATTCGATCCCGAAGGTTGCCGCCGCATTTGGGCCCAAACGCCAGACATCTGTCACCCCTTCTACTACGATCAAAGAATTCCGCCACTTTTCCTGCTTTCCATATACAATATTTTTATGATGTATCTTTTCCCTTTTCTTCGGACAGGCCAGATATTTTAAACTGCTTTTGCCGGTGATATCTCTTCCCTGAAAGCTTACCATCTCACCGGCCCAGTTAATGGGGATTAGAATTCGATGATTATAGGAAATCCCGTCGAGAAAACTCATCGGGCCTGTTTGTATAAGGCCCCACTCCCTTTCGAGAAGGTCTGGATCGAATCCTCTATTTTCAAGATACGTCTTATATTGTCCCGACAGTGGCCCATTCGGCTTTGGCAATTTCAGAGGGAAAATAGAGACCCTTGGTTCTTCTGTTCTTTTCCTAAAATGCCGGATCTTGTATTTCTGCAACATGGCCCAGATCTGGGATTCCGGCAGGTTAAGTACCCGGCTTAATGTCTGGGAAACAGAATGAGTGCCACAACGCCAGCAATGAGCTCCACTTCCCTCTTCATGGATACCTAGATGGTATCCCGGACTTCCGGCACAGAAAGGACATGGTATATTTACCCAACCGGCCCGACAATGCTTATGCCCTTCTGTTAAATAATGAACGCCGTGGTCTTGTAAGAGTTGCTGGATATCCATAATTATCTCCAGTCATTTTACGTAAATTTCTCTATCATCCTGAAGTCCATGATATATTCTTTTTCACTCTGTAGCAGATCGGCGATCTTCATCAACCTGTCAGTAATATCGCCACCATTAAATTTGCCACTGAATGAAATTGTCAGTGAAGAACCAACAGATTCTGTATTTTGGGGCATTGTGTCGATTTTAGGCGTGTCTTTTTTAATTTCCACTTCTGCACCTTCCGATCTGAATTTTTTGCTCCTATCGCTTAATCCAAGTTTGCATACCTGAAAACTCATGGAACTAGTGCCGACTTTCCAAGCTTCGGCGATTTGTTTTTGAGAATAATACTCAAGCATATTCTTCATAAATAACTCTCTTTTGTCTGATGGCAGCGCGTAAAACTCTTTTTTTGGCATGATTCCGACTGTCGCTTCACCGCTCATTAATCTAACCTCCCTTTTTGTTTTATGATCATTCGGAAATCTAACGGAACCGCCTTTTGGGCCTTTTCGTTCTGCCCTGCACCTAGCGCTTTTAGAGATGCGTTTTTTATCCTGTATTTCTAGGTTGAATATTTTCTCTATATTTTCACCTTTGCCATTATAAACATCCCACGCCACTTAAAACACATCCCTTTTCTATTATACAAAAAAAACCAATTTCCTTTATGACTGCCCGACGGCTTCTCTTATTTCTTTAAAAGAAGCCCAGATCAGGCCGTGGCTCCATCCCTTTTCCCGTAGGTCTTTGAAGATCTTCCCTCTGGCTTTTTTCGGATAGTTTTCTTTATAGTCTTTTTCGTTGACCATGGTGCAAATCAGCTTGGCTTCTGGAGATAGGCGTGTCAGTATCTCTTCCCATTGTTCTTTAGATAGCAGGATATCTTCGGCACTTGGCATAGTTTCACCAATGAACTTCTCGTCAAAAGGGCACTCTATAAAATTTCTTTTCTGCATATTTTTAATGATTGTGTTTAGGCGATTGCTGACTACCCGCCAAATAAAGGTACTTCTTTTTCCTTTTGATGGATCATAATCTTTTGCCGATTCCAAAACAACAAGGCAGGCTTCGGAGAAGGCCTCCTCAAACTCCAGTTCTGGATTGTTTCTTACATAAGACCAGGTTACCTTTTGAATCAAGCGGATTTCATTCATCATTAGCGCCTCCTGTAACTTTTGATTAATTCTGTAAGTAGCTGCGTTTCTTCTACTTCTCTCCCGTCAAGCACCGCTTCTAACACTTTGCGTTTTTCATCTAATAGACCCGCTATTTTTTCTTCTATTGTTCCGGCAGCAAGAAGGTAATAGATATTGACCGCGTTTTTTTGGCCGATCCTGTGGCACCTATCTTCTGCTTGAACCAATTCCCCTGGAGTCCATGGTAACTCAAGAAATATTACCGTCGATGCCGCTGTCAAGGTCAGACCTGTTCCTGCTGCCTGAATGTTCCCGATAAAGAGTCTGGCCCTTGGATCATTTTGGAAGGCCTTGACTGCCAGATCTCTTTTTTGGGCTGTCACAGATCCATCTACTTTCACTGCGATTCCTCTGAATTCATTCATCAGGGTATCCACAATTTCTTTATGCGTGGTGAAGATGACAAGTTTTTCATCATTGTCCTCAAGGAAATCCTGAATCCAATCAAGGGCTTGGTTTATTTTCCCTCTGACTGCCAGTTGTTTGAGGGTTTCGATTTTTGTCAGATGTTCCGCTTTTTGCGCTTTTATGGATGCGGCTAGTCCTTTTTCTGCGTGTAGGTATTCTATAAAGGCCATCTCCGCGCGAAGATATTCTCTTTTATTGGAAAGATCCATGGGCACGAAAGAGCGGATCTTGTCTGGCAGTTCTGGAAGTACGTCTGCTTTCTTTCTCCGAATCATAAAGGACTCTGTCAGTTTCTTGTGCAATTCTTCTTTGTTGGATGACCCAGTAAAATCCCAACCAAAACCATTATGTTTGGCGTTGCAGAAGGTTCTTGCATATTTCCAGAAATCCGGAAATATAGCTTTATTAATTATCTGGGCAATGTTAAACCCTTCAATCGGCCTGTTGACAATTGGAGTCCCTGAAAGACCAATGATATGCGGGATTCTTTTTGCCAGTTTCTTTGTGGCCTTGGTTCTCTGGGCCGAATTAGATTTAATGTAATGCGCTTCATCGAATACCAAGACTCTAGGGTTTAAAGCTATAAGGAAATCCACCCAGCCGGTCTGCACGATCTCTTTCTGTTTCTTTTTCCCGGTTACTGGATCTACGATGGTCTCATAATCGTTTGCCAGAATATCGTAATTGATAATGATTATGTCTCCGGTCAATGCTTGGGTAGTATCTTTGCCGAAAAGAATTTGTAAGTTCAGGTTGCCGGAAAGAGTGGCGTTTGCTTCTTGGGCCCAGTTTAGTTTCAGGTGGGCCGGACAAAGAACAATCGCTGGTCTCAATTCTGGGTGAAGTTGCAACCAGGCGAGTGCTTGGATGGTTTTCCCTAATCCCATCTCATCGGCGATCAATGCCCTCCCTCTTTTTTGTTCGATAAAGGACACTCCTTTTTTCTGGAAGGGAAAAAGATTCTTTTTTAGATTCGGCACATGCACTTCTCTTATCTCGGTGGCTGCAGAATTTAAAGTCGATAAGGAAGGGCAGAGTTTGAATCCGGCATCCTTCAGCTTTTTGATAATACTGGCATCCATCGGCACAGTCCAGTATTTGCCGGTGGTATCATTTTGGAACCTGCGGCCCGGTAAAGATTTGACAAGTTCGAGTGTGGCCCAGTCAAATGTGAACCTGATCTCTATGTTATTGTCTTTGATCAATTTGGCCGTGTTGGTCATTTTTTATCCCTCCTCTATTTCCAGGATGTTTAATCGGGCCAGTTCCTTGAGAAATGTTTCTGCGTCGCTGTATTCGATTTCTTTTCCACATAAAACCATGATCCGCTTATTTACTCCTGCCATATACTCGATCTCGTTGCAGGTGAACCATGTTGAGTCTTTAAGTGTCTTTAGTAGATCCTCCCAGGTTTCTGCTGTGAATATTTTGCCGTTTCCGGTTAGTCGTATTTTCATTTTGTGCCCTCCTTGGGAAAGGTTTTGGCGGCTTTATGCCGCCAATTCCTTCCGCCTTTTTCCGAAGTATTTTAACATTGCTTTGGTTTCGCTGTCGTATGAGCTGACTCTGTTGTTAGCGTCCGGGTTTAGGAAGAGGAAGTATTTGAAGGTTTCCCAGTTGTTTGTTTTGCCTTCTTTAACCTTCCGGTTTTTTGCCCGTTCTACAATGCCCTGCGTCAGCTGAATCCAATTCGAGATTTTTTCAAACTCAATGGTGCCCTGATGCTGCCGGAATTCTACTGTGCCATGTGTCAGGTAACTTTGCAGGTTCAGTTTATGGTATCTGTCGCCGATGGTTCTGATTAATTCCCAGGTTTCGTTTTGATATAAGGCCGCTTCGTATCTGCTATTTTTTATGCTTCTGCAGTAGGTGTTGTTGTTCGCCCGGCGGCTTTCCGAAACCAGAGTGTCGATTGTGCTTTCAAACCTTGAGTATATTTTGATGAGGTTTTTGAATGTTGTGGTTGTGAAGTCCATTGCGCCGTGGTGAACGTGAAGGCCACAAGTTTTGTTTATGCGTGCGCCTGCCGCTTTCAGGGCCTTGCAAACCTTGTTCAGTTCTTCCAGTCCTGCTTGACCTTTCAGAATGGGGCTTACAATTTCTAACCCTTGACCGTTTTCACCTCTGACCGAAGCGTCGGTGATTATTTTCCAATATCCGCGTGTGGTGTGGTTATACCCTTCCGGTGTGCAGGTGACCCCCATTTCCCTGACTTTTGCCGCTACCGTATGTGCGCTTCCGATGAATTCGATTTCTACTCCGAAGGTTCTATTGTTGTCGAGCATTTTGTTTGCCTCCCTCAATTTCATCTTTCTATTAATATTATATACAATAACCGGGTAGATTGCAATACCCCAAATCACTAAAAAACAGAAAAAACTCCGATATTTTTTAATTATTTTTATCGAAGTTTTCCTGTATTTTTTAGGTAAAAATAGGAGTGTTTTACCCGCGTTTCTTCTCAATATCATACTCTAGATATGCGTCTGCTATTCTCTGCCCAACTTCTCTTGGCGGTACGGTTTCCATTTGCGCCAACTTGGCATAGGCCTCTTTCATGATTGTAAACTTTGAGGCCAGAACATCCGATCCATTACAGGATTCGTATTCAATTATCCCATCAAATACTTCTAATATTACCGGGTCCATCATGCCACCTCCTTTCCTTCTTGTTATTAATATTATATACAATACTTTGTAATTGCAACCGTCCCTTGATAATAAAGTAAAAAAAATAATATAATTAATAAGATATTAAGACGCTATTAATAAGCTATTAAATATCCCGGCAAGAATAAAGACAATCCCAACTGTGACCACGCCGGTTGGATGAGGAGTAATTTATTGACTCTTTTACGTAAGCCAGACAGAAGAGGAATACGTGAACGCCAACGAGAACAGAGAAGCAGGGAAGAGAGTCTCTCTAGTAAGAACAGCTTCGGTATCAAAGATCTTACTCCAATGAACGCCGTGAATCGTCTACTGCATAACTCCAGGGAAATACAATATAAATAAACAAACCATGGATCAACCAAGACCATGGTTTTTATTATGGGAAGGCAGAGGGAGATAATAATTGTCACTCCGACCTAAGCGCCCATGTTCTGTACCTGGTTGCCCTGAGCTGGTTAGCAAAGGAAGATGCCCTAATCATCAACGACAAATTACTTATCGTGGCCTTACTAATAATGCCAGAGGGTATAACTACAGATGGCAGAAGTACACAAAGTATTTCAAGGATAAGAATCCATTATGTCGGGCCTGTGAGTCCTTGGGGATAGTCACGCCGACATGCGATGTAGATCATATCATTCCGGTGACCGGCCCTGACGATCCATTGTTTTGGGATGAGAATAATCATCA